CGCAACGCCGCTGTACTTCCCGCCAGGCTACATGCGGGCGTTCCGGTACAATCTGGCTTGCGAGCTTGCCCCTGAGTTTGGCGTAGAACCATCTGGTACGGTTGGGCGCATCGCTATGGCGTCAAAGCGCAATCTGAAACGCATCAACAATCCTGACGACATCATGTCAATCCCCTACGCCATCGTCAGCACTCGCCAGCGGTTCAACATTTTTGCGGGTAATTTCTGATGAAGAGCCCGATCCTTGGCTCCGCGTATGTAGCCCGCAGCGTCAACGCTGCGGACAACCGCATGATCAACTTGTTTCCCGAGGTTGTGCCGGAAGCCGGAAAAGAACCCGCGTTTCTTCAACGCGCACCGGGCATGAACAGATTGGGGACGCTTGGCGCTGGCCCCGTGCGCGGGCTCTGGACGTTTGGAAATTACGGTTACGCAGTCTCTGGCACCACGCTTTACCAGATCAACACCGATTGGACCGCCGTTTCTAAAGGAACTGTAGCGGGGTCAGGCCCCGTGTCTATGGTGGACAACGGCACCCAGATGTTTATCGCGGCGGGCGCTACCGGCTACATTTACAACGCCGGTACGGATGTGTTCGCGCAAATCACGGACGTTGATTTTGCGGGCGCGGTGACGGTCGGGTTCATCGACGGGTACTTCGTCTACAACCAACCCGACAGCCAAAAGTTCTGGGTCACGTCGCTATACGACGGCACGTCCGTCGATCCGCTTGACTTTGCCAGCGCCGAAGGTTCGCCTGACAATCTGGTGTCGTTGATCGTAGACCACCGCGAAATCTGGCTATTCGGGCAATCTTCTATTGAAGTCTGGTACGACGCCGGTCTGCCTGACTTTCCTTTGGCGCGCATCCAAGGCGCGTTCATTGAAATTGGTTGCGCTGCGCCCTTTTCAGTCGCCAAGCTCGACAACGGCGTGTTCTGGCTTAGTTCTGACGCGCGCGGGCGTGGTATGGTGTACCGCTCTAACGGCTACGCGGGCGTCCGCATCTCGACGCACTCTGTCGAATGGCAGATCCAGCAGTATGCCGACATCACGGATGCCGTGGCGTACACATACCAGCAGGACGGCCATTCGTTCTATGTGCTGAACTTCCCCAGCGCCAACATCACTTGGGTCTACGACGTGGCGACCCAAGCCTGGCACCAGCGCGCCGGTTGGCTCAACAACCAATTCACGCGTCATCGCGGCAACTGCCAAATGGCGTTTAACAGCGAGATCGTTGTTGGCGATTACCAGACGGGTGACTATTACGCTTACGACCCCAACGTCTACACGGAAGCGGGCACCATTCAAAAATGGCTGCGTTCGTGGCGGGCGTTGCCTACCGGCACCAATAATCTGAAACGCACGACGCAGCACAGCTTGCAACTCGACTGCGAAGCTGGAGTAGGGTTAGACGGCACAACGACTGCGGTTACTACGTATATCAGCAGCATTTCTTCTGACGCTATATCCGCCGATACGATCGGCGGCGAAACGTACGAAACCACCTACGACATCATCGTACAAGGGTCTGACCCGCAGGTTATGCTGCGTTGGTCTGACGATGGCGGGCATACGTGGTCTAGCGAACATTGGCGGTCTATGGGCAAGATTGGCGAAACCGGGCGGCGCGTCTTGTGGCGCAGGCTTGGCATGACCATGAAGCTTCGCGATCGCGTCTACGAAATATCGGGGACCGATCCGGTCAAGATTGCCATCATGGGCGCGGAGCTGATCGTGGATCCCACCAATGCCTGATAATATCACGCAGATCCCGGCTCCGCGTGTTCCGATCTGGGACACGATGACAAACTACGTGACGCGGGCATGGTATCGGTACTTTTATAATCTTTATGCCATTCTCGGCAGCGGGTCGCTTCGCAGCGGCGCGTTCTACGACACCACCACGCAAACCGCCGCCGCCATTAACACAGCCTACGCCATCACGTTCGACAGCACCAGTTTGACCCAAGGCGTCAGCATTGGAACACCGACATCGCGGGTTTATGTAGACCGCACGGGCTCGTACAACATCCAGTTCTCGCTGCAATTGGTCAGCACCAACGCCGCATCTAAAGACGTGTACATCTGGGCGGACGTAAACGGAACATCCGTACCTGAAAGTGCTACCAAATTGACCATGTCTGGTTCTAGTAACGCTTACGTTGCGGCATGGAATTTTGTGATCCGCATGAGCGCAGGTGACTATTTCCGGCTGATGTGGTCTACTTCCAACACGAATGTTCAGATAGCCCGCATAGCGGCGTCTGCGCCTGCACCGGCCATCCCATCGGTTATCTTGACCGTAGCTTCGAATATAGGTGAATAATGGCTGTTCTTTCCCCTACTCCTAAAACAGCTTTCGTTGACGCGGCAGGCGAGCCCTTGGTTGGCGGTAAGCTGTACACCTACATCGCCGGTACGACCACGTTGCAATCTACGTACACGGATTCAACGGCGACAACAGCCAACACCAACCCTATCATTTTGGATTCGCGTGGCGAAGCCAACGTTTGGTTGGGCGGCGCTATCTACAAATTTGTGTTGAAGGACGCCGACGACGCGCTGATCTGGACGGTAGACTACATCTCGGCCCCTACGGCTGCGGTGTCTCCCGTGTTGTCCGGTAACGTCACCATCGACTCCAACACGCCTACGCCCGCGCTTCAAATTACCCAGACTGGATCTGGCCCGGCGCTTAAGGTGCAGGACTCGACAGATCCTGACTCTACGCCGTTTGTTATTGACAGCACCGGGCAAGTCGGCATTGGCACAGCTACGCCGGTATCCGCGCTGGAAATTGCCAGCCCTGGCGTTTTTACCGGCGCGTGGGCGTATCTGCCTGCGGGCACAAAAATGTTGTTTGTGCAGACGGCTGCGCCTACCGGCTGGACCAAGTCCACCGCAAACGACAACAAGGCGCTGCGCGTTGTGTCCGGCACGGCAAGCACTGGCGGTTCGGTATCGTTCACCTCCGCGTTTGCTTCGCAGACGCCCACTATCGGCGACACCACGCTGACGACGGCGCAGATCCCCGCGCATACGCACACTATGGCGTATTCCCAGACTACAGTGACCGCCAGTGGCCCAACGACAATAGTGGCTACATTGGGCACTGGCGGCGTGTCTGCCACCTCAGGCTCTACCGGCGGCGCGACGGCGCACACGCACACTAGCTCCGCAATTAACCTTGCCGTCCAGTACGTCGATGTTATCATTGCAACCAAGGACTGACAATGCAGCTCAAGAACGGATCATTTTGCCCGCTGATCAAGAAAGAGTGCGTCCAACTCCAGTGCGCTTGGTTTACGCAGTTGCGTGGGACGCACCCGCAGACCGGCGCGGAGATTGACGAGTGGATGTGCGCCATCTCGGCCATGCCCATGCTCCAGATCGAAGTCGCCAAGGAGGCGCGGCAGGGCGCTGCGGCGACCGAGAGCTTCCGAAACGAGATGGTGCGGGCGCAGGCCGAGGTGCTGCCGTCGTTCGTCAAACAGTTATCCTGAGGTGACGTATGCTGCCTGCTGAAGCCAACACGCTGGACAAGGTCGCGTACCGGGAGAAGATACTGGCGGCGCAGGCGCAGATGATGGGGTTGATTGCAAACGGCGCAACGCCGGACACGCTATCAGAATGTGTGCTAACGCACACGTACACGCCGGTTCACGAAGAGTATGGGTGCGGCGCCTACGCCCGCCAAATGTTTATCCCCAAAGGGACTGTGTTGATCGGCAAGATCCACCGGCACCCTTGCCTGAACTTTGTCATGCAAGGGCGGATCGTGGTGACGACCGAAGACGGCCCTAAGCTTATTACCGCTCCATGTCATTTTGTGTCCGAAGCGGGCGTGAAACGGGCGGGGTACGCGGAAGAGGACACCATTTGGGTGACTGTCCATATGACTAAATTTACAGGCGAAGAAAACCTTGATAGTATGGAGGACGAGCTGATCGCGCCCACTTTTGAAGATATGGGCTTGGTTGCGTCCGTTGAGGCTCTGCAAAGGATCGCGTCATGACTTTCGGCATTTCAGCAACCGCCGCGCTCGCTGGAGCCACTCTTGTCGGCGCTGGGGTATCGTACTTCGGGTCGCAGAACGCCGCCAAAGCCCAAAGTGACGCCGCCGCGCAAAGCGCCGCCACACAGCAAGCAATAGCGGACCAAAGCATTGCCGCCCAGAAAGAAATGTACCAGCAAGGTCGAACAGACCTACAGCCCTACCGCGAAGGCGGCGTCACCGCGCAGAACCAACTGTTTCAATTGTTAGGACTTGGCGGTGACAAGACGGCGGCAAACTATGGCAAATACAGCAAAGATTTCGGCATGTCGGACTTCACAACTGACCCAGGCTACCAGTTTCGTCTTGAGCAGGGCATGAAGGCGTTGAACGCCAGCGCCGCCGCCAAGGGCATGGGCGTGTCTGGCGCGAACATCAAGGGCGCTACCGAGTACGGCCAGAACATGGGTTCGCAAGAATACACGAACGCTTTTAATCGTTACCAGACCAACCGCGCCGCGCAGCTTGACCCGTTGTTTAAATTTTACACTGGTGGGCAGGCGGCGGCGGCTGGGTCTGCGGCAGGCGCAGCCAATCTAGGGTCAAACTTGGGGACCACTTATTCAAACCTTGGCACCAATCTTGGCAAGACGGCTACTGATGCGGGCGCGGCAGCGGCGGGCGGTTACGTTGCAGGCGGCAATGCAATCAACTCTGCGATTGGCAACATTGGCAACCAATACATGAACGCTCAGAACGCAGCCAATCAAACTTCGTACCAGAACAACCTTCTGGCGGCGCTCACTAAAAAATAAAGGGAGCATTAGGCCCGTGGATTACAACATCGCCCTCCCGCAGTTTAATGCACCCGCAGCGCAAGTTGGCGGTCCCGCAAACATGTTGACGGACGTGTTGAAGCTGAAAGGTCTTCAGCAGGAGCAGCAGCTCAATCAGTTAAAATTCCAAGAGTACCAGCGGGCGCGCGGCGAAGCGGCGCTTAAATCGGCGCAAGACAAAGCCGACAAGCAAGCGTTGATCAGCGCCATGCGCGGTTCTGTTGTTGGCGAAACTGGCCCGCAACAGCCAGACCCCCGCGTGGCGGCTAACGCCTTGCTGGCGCAGGGCAGAATCAATCCTGCAATGACCGCGTTGAACGCAAGCGAAGCGTTTACCAAGGACGCCAAGGCCAAAAGCGACCTTGCCAAGGTTGACATTGAAAATCTTGACAAAGATTTCAAAACATTCAGCATATTTTCTCGTCAAGTTAGATCACCGGAAGACGCAGGGGTCTATGCTGAAGCGATGTACGACCATCCAACTATTGGCAAACTCATGCAGCGGACGGGCCTTACTAAAGAACAGGCCATCGCTAAAGCGCAACAGGATTACGCTGCCGATCCGGTGCGTTGGGTTGCGAGCCATGTCGATCTGACCGGCCAGCAAGCTGTTGACACACTGAAACAGACCACCACCAATACGGATATGGGCGGTCAAATGTTGCAACAGCAGCGCGACGCGTTTGGGCGAGCGATACCCGGCGGCGAAACACAGCTCGCAAAGACGCTTTCTCCTAAAGACATGAAAGAGGAAACTGACACATCTAAAAAAGTTGTACGCACGATTACGGATGACCGGGGCAATGTAACAGGCTTAAATGATAGAGGTGAGATTGTCGTCACTCACAAAGGCATGGGTGCGCCTAGCGCCACTCGTCAGAAAGCTATGCAGTTAGCTGAAACTGTACCTAAGCAACTTGATTTTGCAATTTCTGAACTGGAAAATGCAATTAAAAAAGGCGGAGATCTGGAAGCGGCTACTGGCAGCGGCATTGGCGCGGCTGTGGATGTGCTTGCCGGGGTTGGCGGTTACGCTACGCCGGGGTCTAT